GACACATGAAAGGCATACCATCTTCTAAGCGCCCAAATACACGGCCATCTTCAACACAATCTAATACTCCGTATCCAGTGAAGCGTTTGCCTGAGTAAATCGTTGCTGATTCACCAACAAAATCCACTTTTACTCGATCGCCTTTTTTAGGTTCTGCTTTGTTGTGCCAAACGCGCTTACCATCAACGGTGCCGAAATTACAAATTAGACAAGCAACGTCGTAACCGTGTTGGCAATGCATATTGTTATGCTCTGAAACTCTCGTATTCGGGCTAATGTGATTTTGGATATCGGTTACATGGTCGGTTCGGTCGTGGTCGGCGATGGCTGCGTGAAGGTCATCGTAGGTAAATCCGTCACTTGATCTATGCCACATTCCATTGATAACCGCGAACTTCATGTCATCGGAGCAACCAAGATTTTTAAGCATAGTCTGTAGATTGCGTGCCTGCTCCAACCCATGGTCCTGAATAAACTGCTTTGCATTCATGCCACCTGCTCCCATTTCTCAATCGCTTCCATTGCTAACTTAATTTGCTCATAACGCTCTTTTGAGCATGGTCTATTTTGTTGGGTTATTTGCGATATGAATGAATGAGCTACTTTCAACTCTCGACATAGATCACCACCACGGCCCTTGCGTTCTTTGCACCACCGATCCAAAGCTTTAATCTCTGCAAGCGTTGCCTGATCCTCCTTTTGTCGAGCACGCTTCTTATGAGTTTCTGATACAGTGCCTGCCATAATTTCATGCATGGTCTTTTGGGGTTTTGGTTGTCCGTTGTTCCACCCCTTATGAAGCTCACCAGAGAAACCTTGAGGCAATTCATTCACTTCACCGCCACACGTTAAAAACAACTCCAAATCACTCTCAAGCTGTTCACGCAGGGTCTTCTTTTTCTCTAGTTCCGAAAATGTGGTGTTTTTACCCGCTTGAGCTGCTGTAATTCGAGCTTGAAATTCTTCTTTGTTCACACTTCACCCCCAACGCTCATAAACCCATTAGCTTTCATTGCCTGATACTCATTTGGATTATCAAAAGGATCTGGCCACTCGTTTTGAACCCGCTTCGCAGCTTCACTCACCTCAAGCTTTTGAGGTTTCGGAATTTCACGATTACGGACATTCAGTTTTCGCTTTAGGTTCTCCAGCTGCTGACGTGCAATATCGTTGGTCACGGGTTTGTGGCTTGGATCATCACCAGTAAATCCACATTGAGCAATTGCTTCTAGTAATTCATCCGCTTCATTACGCTCCTTAGCCTCAGATATGATTCGCTTGTAAACACTGCTATAAACTTTATAAAACGTATCCGTTGAACCTAAATATCCATAAGGCTTTACAACTTCATCAAATGCTTGTTTTGCAAATTTATTGATTTCATGAGATCGATTCTGTTTTTCGTAAGTCAAAGCCTGCAACCAAGCCTCATCATGGCTTTGGTATTCATACTTACCTAAACACCAATCTTTAAATTCGTTTACAGAAGGTGGCCAACCTGAGGTCTCAAGTCGAATCAAGCCCCGATTAAATTGTTCAAAAGTAATACCTGAAAGCTTTTGGACAAACTTATCAATCACCTGCCCTTTTTTTAAGCCCGACCATTGATCTGTAAATCGTTTACCGTATGACAAAAGCATGTCTTCAACCAACTTTCGCGCATCTTGCTCGCTAAACTGTTGAACAGAATGATCTTGGTTTTGTGTTAATTCATTACGCATATTTCACACCCTCCACTTCATGAACATCTCGAATTGATGGAGTGTCTTCACCACCAATTTCAGATAGCCACTCATTGACCTCACCCTGAGTTCTATTTCCTGCGCTTGATTGAGATTTTGGTTTTTGAGATGTTGATTGTGTTTCACGCTGACGTTTCGTAGCATCCTTGTTGTTTTGAATCCATGTGTACCACTTAACCAACCATAGACTTGGTGTGTTCTTGGATTCTTCACCCTTAGCCGAGAAGAAATCACCAAAGTTGGTAAACATGGAAATCAAATCTTGGATTTGAACTTCACAGAATCTTTGTCTTCCAAGTTCAATAAAATCGTTTTGGAGTGAGTATTGATTTACGCATTCGAGAATTGAATATCGCTTATGGTCTTCGGATTTGTATTGTGAAAACTGAATTGCTGGTAATGGAAAATTTTCTTCACACGGATTACTACTACTATCTATAATATTGGTTACTGGTTCATGGTTTATGGTTAGTTGCTCGTCCGTTAAATTCTCGTCTAACGGATTTTCAACGGTCGTTGAACTTTCGTTATTCGTAAGCTTAACTTGTGATGAACCGCCATTAGGGTCTTGTTGCTTTTTCGCTGCACGCTTTTTAGCAGATGCTTTACCTGCCTCACTCGCTTGTTTACGTTTTCCGTGGTATTCAGCAATTTCACGCTCACAACGATTGTTGATATAAAGACCATCATTCAACATGAAAAACTCATCTAGCACATATTGAAGAGCTTTTACTTGCTCATCAGTTGAGCATTGAACACGGCGAGCTAAACGATCCAAATTTGAAGCATCGAGGGGTTGCTCTGTGTCGTAATACATATCCAGTAAATCACGATAAATAGCACGCTCAACTAAGCTCAAATGGCGAGTCGCATTGTTGAAATCCCCAATATGATGTTGGTAATAGTTCATTTAGCTTCCTCCAATTTGACTAAGCCACGTTTTTCCAACTGACGAATAATTCGAGGTTCGACAAATTGATTGTTGATCTTGTACCTGGTGCGTGACTTTTCTTTCACCTGGATAAGTTGGGTACCTTCTTGCATTTGGCGACGTATCGCTATGGCTTGCCCCCCCATTTGGGTTGTATGCTCAAGAATGAAATAAGCTTCCTGCGCCTCAATAGCTTTGTTCATGACTGACAAAGGCATAGCCGCAAGCTCTTTAGGTGTGTAGATCTTCACTGGATCAAGTAAAGGGATAATTGCTTCGATAGGTGCTGGAGAAACGGTGATATCTTGTTTCTTTTTGGTGATTTTCTTCATAACGCACCACCTTTGATATTTAAATAAGCACCCACTCTGTCGCCCTCATATTTCAGCTCATCGAGCAAGTCTTGTAGTCCAAATTGATTTGCTCGATTTACGAGATGGCGAATAAATTCATTTTTTTCATGATCACCATCTTCATCGTCACAATCGCATTCACACTCATGGTCTTCACATTCAGAACAGTGAAAATCAACACCACGATCTGTCAGCTCTTCAGCAATCGATTCAAGATCACTTTCATCTGCTTCGCTTATGAAGCTCATCACGTCATCAAGTGTCATACCCCACCTACCTTTTCATTCATCTGAATGAAACGCCCAAACATAAAAATCTGACCTGCTCGATGCAGGCTTGAAATGATTTCACCTGCATACCAAGCCGAAATGCGATGATCGTTGATCAGCATTTCCATAAATTCGTCACGGGTGACGGCAGCATTCTTTTCATCACCTTTGATCTTGCGTAGGTTAGCCCCACGGATCTCCAGCAATCCCTCTAATGTGCGGAGTGCTGGCTCGTACCATGATTGAAGCTGCATCACTTGCTTATGCTCAGGCTTCTTTTGAATGGCCTTGTTGGTAATCATGGAACCTCCGCTAAGGCTTGTTCAGCTAGAGTGAGACGGCGTTTTGCATTGAGCTCAATAGTTGAAGCACTACGAACAAGCTTTTTGTTTAGGGTTAAAATGCCAATACCGATATACACATCGACGGTATTTTCATAGACTTCCATGACGTTATAAATTTCATCAAAGTTGCCTATAACTACATTAAGCACAACAGCATCCCCGATTAAAAAATCTATATTGTCTTCAATGACTTGTTGTGGTAAATTTGCGTCGTTCATGAAAGTGTACCCTCTGAATTGAATACTAAAGCCCGATCTCAACTCTCGGGCTTTTTTTTGCCTGTTTGGTGTGCTAGATTCAGATACATGTTCAATTCCACTAGAATGTTTTTGAACTAGAAAGTCTGAGAGTCGAGCCTCAGGCTTTTTTTTGATTAATACTTGTGCTAAATTTGAGTTATTCATTAAGATTTACCCTCTGAATTGAATGTTTGAAAAGCCTGATCCCCCAAGATCAGGCTTTTTCTTTTTGAGCATTTGCTGTGTACTTCTGCATTTGCTTAAGTGCTGCCTGATCCACGGCGGTAATCAACTCGATCAAGCCCTGGGTAATCTGGTGGATCTCTTCGTATTCCGCTGGTGTAATCACCCCATCCTCATAAGCCTCATACACAACTCGGTTTGCTTTCCCGCTCTTAATGTTGTGTTGCATCATTGCTTCAAAGATCGATAGCTCATGATGTTTGCTTGAGTCACAATCCACTGGTACTAATGCGTATCCCATCTGATGCGCCCACACCTTTAAAATTTCAGGGTTCTGCGTATAAATCATGATGGTTTCAAGCTTCTTTAAGCTCGGTAAATGGTTCGGCATCCCTACGTTGCCGTAGTTGCAAATCGTGTTATGTGAGTCACCAGTGACCTGAGCAATTTCCTTAGGTGAAATCCCCTGCGTCTGGTTAATCATTTTAAAAATTGCTGTTTGCGCTTCACGGCTTAGTGTTATTTCTTGCATTTGTGAAATCCTTGATTTGTTTCACGTTTATTTGATTGGGCTATTGAGTGATAATTTATTAAGCAACATTTCGATTAAGAGGTTTCTTACCCTTTGCTAAGTCTCGAATTTGGTATTCACGTGCTAATGGGATCTTCTCAGCAGACCACTGGCTGACGGCGTTGTGTGAAATGCCAAGCTTTTCAGCCAATTGAGTAACTGAGCAATTAAGCAATTGCAAAGCATCTGACTTGGTCATTTAGGTTACCTTTTAAGTAATTTAACTTACCCAATTAAACTACATAAAACTTACCTCGTCAATTGGTAAGATAACTTACAAATATTTGGTTGTATTGATATGGAAACTCTTGGTAGCCGCCTTAAAGCATTAAGAAGACAAAGAAATCTTACTCAACAGAAAATTGCTGATGCGCTTGGTGTCTCTAAAACCTCTGTGATTTATTGGGAAAAAGATGAGAATGTACCCAAACACGAGAGTTTAATTGCATTAGCCAGAACCTTAGGTACAACAACTGAATGGCTTTTGAGTGGCGTGGGAGTTCCAGAAAAAAGCAATGCAGATATGGCTGCAATGGAAGTTGGTATTTATCAAGCCGGAGATCCCGTTCCTGATGGGTATGTGGCTATTGATTATTATGATGATGTATATGTTAGTGCTGGAAATGGGTACCTAAATCTAGAAAAGCCAAGCAACAATAAGATGCTATTCCCTGTTGATTTAATTAAAGAGTGTAATGTTGAACCAACTACAACCAAGGTAATTCACGTTCGTGGCGAAAGCATGTTTCCTAAATTAAAAGATGGACAGGCCATATCAATTGATATGTCTGCTAGAACCATTTACGACGGGGAAATTTATGCTTTTCAGGTTGGGGATGATACAAAAATTAAATACTTGTTTAATTGGAGTGATGAAGGCAAAGGTGGCTTTAAGGCTGTCTCAGCAAACCCTGATAAAAATCAATTTCCTGATGAATACTATTCCCCTAGCCGAATAGAATCAGAAGGTATAACTATATTAGGGCAGTACTGGTGGAAACAGGTCGTAAAGCGCATTCGACGCTAACAAAAAGCCGCTATATGCGGCTTAATCACGTAATGAGAATGATTAATGAGTAAAGAATACAATAACATTGAGGTGAGTAAATACAGCGAGCTAAGCAGTGATGAACAAACTGCTATTCATGAAATGCTTATCTCATATGTACGCACAGATCATTTCTACAATATTGTCTTACTTCATGATAGTGAGCCTTACGACCTGGTCAAACTTGTAAGTATTAGCTTCGAGAATCAAGATGCTGCAATCTGGGTTCACTTCGAGACCATTACTGCTGAAAGACTGACTATGCCTTTAGACTTTATTTCAAGAATAGAATTATGTAATCAAGAAGAACTTTTAAATACTGCGAAGCTGGGCCGGTATGAGTTTGTTTAGGTTATCTCTGGATGTTTATAAAGTCAGTCATCAGTGACTTTGAAAAAGAATTAAAGCTGCGAACCCGACGCAGTCCTTTGAATCGGGTGGAGAAGAAGAAATGACAAACAATTTTAAATATGTCCCAATTTTACAAACAAAGCAAAATGAGTATGCAGCTCTAAATGAATTGGCACTAAACATTAAGCCATTTGTTAAACCCCTTTTTAACTTAACCAATTCAGAAAAAGAAAGAAGAGCACATGCACTTCCAAAACAAATACTTGATAGATGGGGGAACCTCCCTTGCTATATAGACCTAGATACAAGTAGAGATTTCATTATTGAAAATAAATTCT